CTGAGGCTTGCCACTTGAGAATCATTGTCGCCAGCAATGGCGTTAAATGGGCGCTATTGGCGATAAAAAATGTGTTCTGGTGCATACCCACCAGCGTGTTCCAAATTGTTGCATTGAGGTCTTCTCGTGCCACTTGATCTCCATCTGCAACATCATCAAAGACTTGGATTGCGTGAAAGACCATGAGTAGCCACTCTACGGCTGGCGTAGGTAGCATAAAAACCTTAATAAGGTTCTCTCGCAGTCCATTGGTCATCCAAAACTCCTATATAGGGCAGGCCGCTGGATGCCAGAACTCAGCGGCTTGATTTTCGCACAAATTGAGAAAAGGTCAATCCTCATATTCTCTGTCTTCCCAAGCCTGACAAACCCGCATATCGTTGCAGATGAAGTTCAGCTTTTCGCAGTGACCTCTGAATCCTGCGCCCTTGTCATAAGCCGCCATTGGGATGCGCTCAATTCTGACTTGAGTCATAAAGCTGTTGTCGTAATACTCGCAGTTTGAGCAATGCTTGCGTCTTGCGTCTTTTTCATCGCATTGCATTGCCTCTGCCAAACTAGCGTAGAACTCCTTATTTGCGCCAGCTTCATTGGTGGGCATTTCAGGGCCATAATTCCAATCAGCGACCGCAACGGCATAGTTCTTTTTATTCTCTGCGTTGGTCAAAAATTCTTCTTCCATCGGCAAGCCATTAAAGCCCCGTGGAATAACCATAAATTCTTTCATTTCTAGCTCCTTATGAAATTTCTCGGCCTGATGCTCGGATAGTCAGGGATGTTGCCGCCCCTGCGATTGTTGAAATAAAACCACCAACGTCTAATGCCTGACCCACTAACTCTGGGCAAGTATAGGTCTCATCTGGCACGATGGTACGTGTGTCAATAATCAGGTTTGATGCACCTGCCGTGCCGCCACTTGTGACCAAATTGCAACTGAAAGTCACATTGCTAGCACTGGTATTGGTGACCGTAAACTTGTCAATAATTGCTTTGACATTTGTTGCGGTGTATTGGGTGGTTTGTGCGTTCTCTGCCTGTTTTGCAGGGATTAAAACTTTTACTGTAACTGTCATTGGACACCTCCGATATTGTTTGAAACTGTCAGGATTATGGACGGAATAGCTGGAACTGGCGGCGTTGCGACAACAGAAAGCAACTCAACACTCAGGCTGGTGGTTGAAAACATCATCTCAATGTAATCGCCTGCCTTTAGGTCAAAAAAGTAATTCAGAGATGCAAAGATTTCAGCGTCATTACCCTGAATCCTGATCTGGCTTGCGCTGTCTGGCACATCTGTTCCGTTAAGCCTGAACCAAAAATAAAACTCGTCCGTGCCGCCCGTAGTCTTATCCAACTGGAACGAGGTATCAAAGTTGTAAATGCCCTCGCTATCCACAATGATGCGTGAGGTAGGTGAGCCGATAAATACCCCATTGCTTAAGTCCGTGCTGTTAAACGTGATGGCCTTGGCTGTGTTGATTGTGGTTGCCGTCTGGGTGGTGGTGTCGTAAAACGACCCATATCTTGCTCGTTTGAACTCTCGTGGCGGAGGGGTCATCTGCAAACCCTCAACAGATTTATTGAGTTTGTCCACCAATGCCAAAGCCTGATTTGCTTTGCTTTCAGCCAATGCCACAGTCACCGCAGTTTCTTGCGCCAACAATGCGATTCTGTCTAGTGCATCTTGTGCCTTTGCGTTCAATGCTGCATCATTAACATTAGTCTCTTGCGCTAAAGCAATGATCTGCGCTAATGCTGAATTTGCGCTAGCCGATGCATTGTCTGCCTGATACTCAAAGTCAGTCCCAACAATAACTTGCAAAGTATCAACAGTAGAAAACAATAATTCAAACTGTCTGATCTGTTGCTGATCGGTGAGGAATTCCGCAAGCTGGTCACGGGTCAAGTTTAATCTGCGGGAAACAGGTGCGGTTGCCATCAGTATGCCAATGCCTCAATCTGGGCTTCTAAGCGCACATAGGACACATGGGCATCACTATCACCACGGAAACGCTGGATGCGCCAGTTTCTCATATGACCCTGCTGAAACCATGCAAGGCGCTTTTGGCGGTTGCCAATCGTGCCAACAGAGATAAACTTTTCCTGTGAATAAGTCTGCCCATCTAGTGAGTAGCTGGTGCTAATTTTCGGGTTTTTGCCCAATGCAATGCTACCCGTAAGGCTCACAAGTTCCATCTCATTAAATATTGCCCCATTACTCTCGTTGTAGACAATCAATGTGCCAAACTCCCAACGTACTTGCTGACCCCAATGGTGGCCTGTATCTTGTACCAAGTAACCGATATTGGTGGATTGCGGATCACCCACCATCCACTTGTCATAGACCCAAACTAAGTTTCTTGCTAAGTATTGTGCAAACCCATTTAGAGTTGTGGTCAGTGTGAACCAGACAGGAGTCTGTAATGCCTCAGATGCTGATGCGTCATAAACTATGGTGCGATCAGGCAAATGCACATAAAGGTGTTCGTGGTTCTTGTCGTTTCTAGCCTCTAACTTGACCAAAGCTAATTGAGCCTCGGTGTATTCCAACAAAAGATTGTCAATTTCCTGAGTGCTGATCTTTTGAGTTGTTGCCGCAGCGCCCACGTAGATACTTGGTGCTTCATTTCTTGCGCTGCCTAAAAAAGCAATACGGTCAATAAAGACACAGCAAGCAAATGTTCCAACAACGCCCTTTTGGATTTGTGCGCCATCAATTCGTGCAAATGGGAACAACTCACCGCCTATGTTGTCGAACACCTCAATCGTGTTGCGATTCAGGGCAAAGACTTCATTTCGCAACTTTAGTAGCGCAACCACTGGGTCTGGGTCAACTTCAGAACTACCATATTTCAGCGGATTGACTTGTGTTGGGTCTGACAATTCTGTGACGATCAAAAACTCGCCATCTGTGGTCATAAAGTAACCATCTATCCACACCACATCAAGCACCAATCCCAAATCGGGGTCAGTTACTTGCGTCAGAGTTGTGCCATTCCAGTAATACAAGCGCCCACCGGATGCAATCGCAAGTAAATCAAAGCTGTAATCAAATGTCACCAGTTGATCTATTGGCCCACCAACATCGCCCAGCACGGTTACTATGCCTGCGCTGTCGATCTCCACCAACTTTGTACCCATGACTCGATATAACTGACCTCTCCAGTTGATGCCGCCTCGGTCAACGCCTGGCCCTGTACCGTTTGCCACAATCCCATCGCCTGGTCGCAGAAACCCATTACTGATGCCTGACTGCTTTGGCACAGGCACAAGATTCACTGGGTACGATGTACGCAGTTCAGGGGTGCTGTCGGTGTAGATACCGTTCAAGATAGGGATTTGCATCACTTGGCCTTATTGCGTTCAGAGATGCGCTTTGCCTTGGCTTTGGCATCTGCTTTTGATGATGCGCCCCAAGCCCTTAGACTTAACAGCAAACGGGTGGGTTCACCATCTTTGTACTCAGGGCCAGCATTACCAGCCATGCGAGCCAAGAACGATGCTCTTCTAGGATTGTCACCAGACTTGACAGGAGGCTTCAGGTTCATGCCCTCGGCCTTTGCCGCAGCCCTTCCTTTGGCGTTCAAACCGCCTTTTGGATTCTGACCTTCTTTTCGTGCATAGGCTGGAGTTTTCATCTGAACCCCTTGATCTTTTCTGCAATCTTTTTAGGCTGCTTGGCAAACTGCTTTCCGGCCTTAGTAGCCTCACGTTTTGCTCTTGTGGTAGCCGCATACTCAGCCGCACTCAGGGCTTTGATAGCTTTCTCAGGCAGATATCTCTCGCCTGTTTCAGACGATGGCTTTCCAGACTTGGTGCGCCAGTTTTGGCTTGACCAATCTTTGAGGCTTTTTTGTGTGGCTTTCATTTATAACCGCCACCTTTTTCTTTGTACTTCTTTGCCAACAATTGGGCTTTGCGAGCCGACCATTCGCCAGCCGCAGTGCCTTGCACAGCCGAGCCTTTGATTTCCTCAAAGAGCCGCTTACGCATGGTTGGCTTCGTGTAGTTGCCAGCCTCATTGACCGATGACTTGGGCTTTGTAGCCATTATGAATCCGTGCCTTTGATAACTGCAAAGTTAAATATTGGCTGTTCAGTTGTTGTGCCGCCAGTGGTGCGGAATGTAATATCAAAAGAACCCAAGGTTGTCTTAGTGACCATCAAATCATACAAATCAGTGCCAGTGTGCTGAGTTAGGATAATCGCATCGGTGGTATTGACGGTGCTATTGGTCACAGTGAAAGTAGTTGCGCTTGTTGTTCCTGCCGCAGAAAATAACGTGATTTGACCAGTTATTTTGTTAATTGTCACACCTGTGGTTCGGCTTGTGCCTTGAATAACTACACCGCCTGCGCCTGTGGAATAACCAACACCAGCCGTTCCAGATGATCTAAGTGACCCTGTGACTGCTAAACTAGTTCCTGTGGCTGCGCCAATATTTGGAGTCACCAATGTAGGTGTGTTAGCAAATACGTTTGCGCCTGTGCCAGTTTCATCGGTTAATGCCGAGGCAAGATTTGCCGATGTAAATGAACCCAAAGATGTGGCATTGCCGACTGACGTAATAGCACCAGTCAGATTTGCGTTTGTGGTCACATTACCTGCGGTCAATCCAGCAGCCGTGCCTGTGATATTTGTGCCAACAAGTGCGGATGGTGTACCAAGTGCTGGAGTAACCAAGGTTGGGCTGGTTGCAAATACCAATGAACCTGTGCCAGTTTCATCAGTGACTGCTGCCCGTAGATTGGCGCTTGATGGCACAGCCAAAAATGCCTGTACGTTTGTGCCATAAACAGTCTCAGCGTTAATCTGATACCAAGAGTTTGTGGGCTGATAGAAACGAATGGCTGTTGCAGTTCCTGCGCCTAAAAATGTCACGCCACCATAAAGTGCAGTTGCACCATTCAGTGCAATCGTCAGTGATGTAATCTCTTGGGTAGTCGTAATCAACACCGTAGTGCCATCAGGTACACCAGTATTCAAAGGCAAGGTAATCGTGCCAGAGGCCAGCGTTCCAGCGGGTTGCAACAGCATCCATTGGTCTTGGCTAACTGGAGTTGGAACGGTGATGTTGAAACCAGAGCCAGGCACATACAGATTCACTGACAAAGTTGGCGATGCAAAACTTTGTTGGAAAAACGTCAACAGATTGCCAATGGACAAACGTCTTGCATCCCCATTATTAGGCGAGTAAACGGGTAACTGGTCTCCGCTTGAAACAGTGCTGAGTACTGGTAACTGATTGATTTGTGGCATGACTGTCCTTAGTAATATTCGAGAGGCCCATCAGGGCCAGCAGTAACAGGATTGGCTGGTGGTCTGATAAAAGGATTATCGTAGACCCTCCAAGGCTTATTGCCAGCACCAGCAGGCATTGTTGCCGGAAGTTGCTGTTCAAGCGGGAATGTGGCTCTTTGCAACAGAATGTCATAACCCTGCTTGGCAGTGGCTTTTGTATCAGGCATCACTGTCTTGCCAAACATTGGTGCAAGTCTGATACCTAGACTGCAAATAATGG